CGCAAGACCTTCGGTATAAGCTATTGAAGCTAGATACCGATTATTCTCTTGGGTGTTAAGATCGAGCCCAAAATACGCAAGTCTCTTCCGAATCAGAGCACCGATCCCAAGTTGAACATAAATGTTCAAAGTGGGTTCGATAGCAATGCCTCGGTCGGTTTTTGCATTTTTGGGAACCGTAGTGAACTTCGATCCATCGACTATAACAGGTTTCCGTAGGTGTTCCCACCAACGGTCGCCCAAGATAGTACGATAAAAAGGATAAAGTTCAGGAGTAAGATGCATCTCTGCATCGTACTTATCTGATTGGACACAGCCGTGCCCTTTAACACCGGTAGTAGCGCCAGGTCCGAAGCGGAAGTGATTTGAAACGAAATCCAAATCTTTTTCCGTTAAGGTGCCTAAGACTCTCGCAATCCACCGCGAGGCGTCAGAAGCAACTGGCGGGAGCATATGACCTAAACGGTCATTCGTCTCCTTACATATCCGCTCAGACTCATAAAATGAGTCGAGAGCCACTTTATGAACATCAATCCCTAAGGGCAAATTAGCAGACTTAGAGAGACACGAAGTAACGAGGTAATCATCGGCGAAATTGCCGTGGTCCTCATAATTACTAGCGTCTATCTCAAGGTTTACTAATTCATTGAATTCCTCATATTTTATCATGAGAAAAACAGTGAGAGCCCGAGGGGAATTGATCAACTCACATAAGTGGCGTGTTACTGAAAGTTCTAACGAAAGGCTAGAACTAATGTCTATCGCGAAACGATTTGACATGGCGATTCTCCTTCTAATTGATTAATGATTGAATACTAGGGATAGGTAGTAGCTATTTTTTAAAGATAGCGACTATTTTCTCCCATAGTACTTTGACTTCGCTGAATTTCTTCAGCCAATTCATCAGATTTAACACGGTTAATATACCGGGTCAATATCTGCAATCATTGAATCAACGACAGTATGAGCGAACAAGTTTTTAATGTACGCTGCAAAGTCGTCCCGTTGTCCTTGAGTCATTTGATCAGGGATAACGATATCAGAGGTGAATCTGGCTGTATAGGCAACACTAGTCACCCCATCCACAGTCTGCTCAATGGGCATATTAAAACGCACATTAAGTCGATTTGTGGGTCTTTTCGCCGAACTAGCTGAGAACCCTAAAACAATTTGAGGGCGACCAGCTGATGTTGTTGAAGTTTTGTCCGCAAAAAGCGAGCTAGCTTCACCAACACGAATCGGTGAGAAGTCATGGGAGACAGGTGTTGCTTGTCCGTCGAGTAACGCTATTGTTGATGCCGTTGGCATATATTTCTCCTTTTAGGATATTTGTATGCAGAAAGCCCTGCAAAGCATGGTTTCATTGCTCGGTAGAAATTACCGTTTACAACGATCATTAACAGCCCATAAAAGAGCAATCGCATTGGTGAGTCTTCGATAAGAAGGCCCGAACCCAATGCGGGGACGAGGAGGTATCGGTATGTCAACTAACGGAACCCGTTCATGCGTGAGTTCTTCCAGCCTAGCTGAATGAACTCGTTGCGATGGATCGGAGTACGGAGTTAACACCTTAGTCCTCGTCTTCGTAGTTAAAGTACCAGAAACAAATTTGGTACCGCTTAGAGCATTGAGGGAGGACAACCAGTCCTGAACCCCAATGCCCCAATCAACTACGAATGAGAAAGGGATGACTTCCCAAGCTACTTCCCCAATGTTGCCCAACGTAAAGTCGGACTCACCGGGGTAGGCTTTGAGATAGACAACCGCTCTATCACTGCGCTCTTTTAGTGTGTAGGATCCCAACGGATCACCAGTTTCTTCCTTCGCTTTACAAGTGACGGAATAACGCTGGTAGATTGGTTTAGGAAGCTCCCTCTTAAGGACCTCAATGGAATCCATGAGGTCCCCAATTAGGGGCTCCAAACCATACGTTGTTGCGAGGTAGGAAGCCGGAATATCGCATGGACGAATCTTTCGTCTGAGCTTTTTCGGCAACCGCCCGCGGTAAAGATCCCACGCACCCTTGATGCCTTTTCGAAACGAATTAAACATATCATATGTTTTATCAGCTTCTACTAAGGCAGTGCCAAGGTTAACCTTCTCATCTTTTATCTTGAGGCGCAACTCCAAAGCCCAATCAGTAGTTAACTCATTGGGTGGAAGTGAGCCTACAGGATCAAACTCCTTCATTCCAATACCAGTTTCTCCGTAATATGGATAGCAAGAGCTAATCCATTTCCGAAGACCCTGGGCCTTAATTGATGTAATCAATTTCGGTATGGAAGTGGGAGATAAGAAGAGAGGTTCGGGTGGTCGTATCCGCTGAGTGTAATTAGGTATTGTCTTCGTTGTTCTTATAGTCCACCAACCTTGTGAGGATGGTGAGTTACAAGTATCGAGGTCAAAATAATTATACTCAGTCGTTATAGAATCAGCCATTAGGAAACCTCCTGATGATAACTTTATGGTTAAAATCAAGGGGGATCTCAGGTTGATAATGATACGCACCGCATGAGAAATGATCAGACAACAGAGACTCCGAACCATAGGGCGCAACAATCGTGATATATTCGATTGCTTCACTTATAGTACGGATTCGTCTGTTCTTCTTACTCATTTCATATACTCCTGTGTTAATAGAAATACAGGGGTTCGTCAAAGACGAAGTCCCCATACGGGGAACGAGGGAGTCTCACGAC